TGATTGTCGCGTTAAAATCTGCAAGAATCTGAGCAAAGTTAGTATCACTACTAGCGGTATAAGTTAACCAATCTTCGTTGGTTTCATGAATACCTAACATACCTTGAATACCTAAAGTTTCAGCTGCATCAATACCATACTGACCCATAGTGAGTATATTATTCATACCAACTGTAGAAACAGTACCAACAGTAGTCAATCCTGTGGTAGCAATACTATCAACTGTAGTAAAACCAGTTGTAGCAATACTATCAGCAGTATTCAACCCAGCGAGACCAAGTGTAACAGTCTGGTCACCAGCGGTATTTAATGCACCAAATCCAGCGAGAGCAACATCAACTGTTGCCTGTCCGCCAGCAGCTGCAACATCAGCCCACTGTCCACCCATGTTACTAATCATAGTTTGTTGACCTAATTGGATATCCGCGTTTGCCTGCATAGAAGCCATTTGAACTTCAGCAGCCTTGTTAGCAGCGTTCTTAGCAACATTTGCTTGAACGATACCCAACCCCAGTGTTCCGATAGTTGGTGTCAAGACTTGCGCCCATTTCAGAGCAGAAGATTCGACATACTGTGGAACGATTGTGTCTTCATTTGATAGTGCGATTGCCATAACAGCTGCGGATGCAGCCTGACCATCACCACTAGATGCGACTTGAGCGAGAGCTCGATATCGTGCTTCAGACACTTTCGCTTTCGCTTCTGCTGCCCTTTGCACGGCTTCATAGTAATTACCACCAGAGGCTGAAGCACACCCTACATTTACTACTGAAATCAAAAAGATTGCAGTAATCATTTTGTACCATTTCATAACAATGTCCTCTTTTCGGTTATGAATTGAGCGTGTCATATTGACACTTACATATTTATATTGAAATAGCATCGCGTAGAGTGGTAATAATTTACAAATCAGGCAATATCTCCTTTGGGTCGTTCCGCAACAATCCCTTTAGATAAAGAATTCCTCTTTCTAAACTTTCTACATTATCCTTAAAACCAGACAATCCATTGTTACAATGGTTACATATCCATCCTCTATATACATTCTTATCATGACAATGGTCTAATACCCAAGGGTCTTTCTTCTTATGAGTTCCTTGAGAAGCAGTAGAATGTATATCTGTTCCTGTTCGTTGACATACAGGACACTTATCTGTTATGTGTGGTCTTAGATGAGCGTATTCTTTTTTTAATCGTGCAATATCTTGTTGAATCTGTCTACGACATTTCTTACATTCATTGCGATACCCTATTCCTCTAGGTGCATGATGAGGTCTATCTAACTCCATCTCATTTACATGTTTCTCTTGTCCACAGTGTATACAGATGCGTGTATCGAGTATTTCTTCTTCACCCCATAATGTCATTCTCTTCATAATATTATGAACCGTCTGTAATAGAACCTAACTTCTTTTTAACTCGTTTCATACTGTCACGGACAGCGACTGATTTTTTATCTTTCTTTCCATAATCATCTGCAAGAGCTGATGTTGGATTTGAATCCGCGATTCTGGATAGAACATCTTTAAATCCACCATCGGTTTTTACCCTATCTCCAACGCCACCCATATTCAAATTCGGGGCAGATGGCACTTGTCTAAAGTGTGGATTTTTTTTCATCATTCTATCTTTGTCATCAATCTTCATCATGACTTCAAAGATTTCACCTGTTTCGGTGTTCTCAATTTCGTAAATTGGCATTAGAATAATCCTCTATAATGTGTTAAGAGACCAATGGCCAGAAGGATTGTACTAATAACATTCATGATGATTATCGCCCTATCTTTCCATAGAATTCCAACATAAGTCCAACCAATCATTCCTATAAATCCAAACCACATATCGTATATGCGTGGATAATCAGCAGCTCTTATGGTAAGGGCAATCAGAATAAGAATTGAAGAAGCCCATTTCACATACCAACTAAGGTCATACTTTGGTGTAGCTGATTTAAAAATCCTTTTGGAATTTTCTATTTCTTCTGGTGTGAATTTCGGGGACATTTCTGCCTCGTTTTCTGACTTAGGTATTTTAAGGTCTAATTCTAATTGTCTACTTTCGTCATTCATCCTTGGTCTTATATAAGTTTTGTTCCACTGGTTCTAGTCCTACGACTACTCGAGCAGCATCCCTAACCTCAGCGGATACAGCAAACCCAAACCCTTCTGGGTCTAGTAATCTATATATGAATTTATATGCGTCTAAAATTTCTTGAGCAAGCGGTTCATGTTCATCATCCCACTTTGAAATTTCATCAGCAATTCTTTGTAATTTTTCGGTCATGTTATAATCCCACTTGTGAATTTACGATAAGATTTTTGTACATCCTCATTCGTTGGTGATACAAAAATAATCCCAGCAGAATAAAATGTCATCTCATCGGGATTCTCAACACCAGTGAGGCAGACTCCTCGAGCAAAACCCATGCCTTCATTTGTTGTAATCAACATGCGTGGGTCATTTAATTTCAGTCGCGTGTCTGTTTCAAAAGCAAGTTTACCTATAAACTCACCAGCGGGTGTAATCACCGATACTATATCATTCTGATTCATAATTTCTCCAATTAATAAAGGTTGGGGGGCGTTTTCATTCCCCCCTTGGATGTTCGGTCATCAACCTATACAGACTTTAGCAGGCATCCTGTATTCGCCTTAAAACTATGAAGCGTTTTGAAGTTTTTCCTCTTCCCACTCCAAGTCATCAAGTTCATACTCAAAATCATCTTTCTTATTTTCAGCATCCCTTTTCATGTCTTCAAATGGTTCTACCAAATTGTACATGGCAGATTCAAGATTGTTAACCGCCTCACGAACTTCGTTGATTTTCCATTCAAGTTCTTTTTTCAGTTCTTGACTTTTTTCGAGACTTAACTTCAGTCCCAAATCATCGGCAATCCCTTCAACAGTGAGATAAATGTTACTAGGAACATCATTGTACTTGATAACTTTTGTTTCTTCATTCACCTTGCGAACAGCAGAATCAATGTTATCTACAATTTCTTCCCATTTATTTATCTGGGTTTTAAGGAAACCTTTTTCAGCAATTATATCACCAATCATTCTCATTCTCCTACCGTAAGTACTGAGGGCCAGTCCATCTTACCCAACCAGTTCCTTTACCTTCCATCATGGCAAAAACATTGCCTCTAGGTTTGTTCCTAGCGGGGGCAGCCCAACCAGCGGGTTTTAAAACATCACCCTTTTGAAATAACTTATCATTGTCACCCTTGACAATGAATCCCCAGACTGAATTGTCTGAAATAATCTTGATGTATTTCTGACCTTCTTTGACAACCAGTTTATCAGCGAACTCAGCAATGCGAGCATCTCGCCTTTCTTCTCCACCAAAATCATTGACTTCAAAAGAACGAGTAGACCACCTCGCGTAGTCTTCGTTGATTAAGGTTAGTAGGTTTTCGATTTCTTTTTGCATATTTTCTCTCACTTCTCTAATTTATATGATCATGATCCCATATTTTGACCCAAATGTCAAGGGCCAAAGCGAAAAAAAGTGAAATTAAATATCGTTTTAAATCAACAACTTACTTAAAATCTTGCTCTGGGTGAGTTTAAAAACTGGTTTACCCTGTTCACAGCCTCCCCTTTTTGCATCCTTCGACACTCTTTATGACCGCCACCGATAGTTTCGCAGTATATGAGAGTATCATCTGTATTGTTTTTGAATGTGGGTGGTACACCCTGTCCGCTAGCACATCCCGCTAGCAAAGTAATCGTTGCGAGTCCAACCGCAATTTTCACTAGTTTTATTCTCCTTATATCTAGGGGTTATTGTTTACTGAATGCCTTACCAGCTTCTGCAATCCCGAAAGCACCCAATGTGACTACCACAAATGAAGTGTAGATTGTATCCGATATAGTTATATCTTGACCCCAAAACCCTGTTACTAGGTCAACAATACCAAACGCGAGCATCATGATAAATGATGCAAATCCTATGATGGATTTTTCGTTGATATCGTTCTCGTCCCTAAACAGAGCACCAAATGAAAATTTTGTACTTGGTTGTGCAGCCTTGGTTGTAATCTTCAACTCTTTTGTGATTTTTTCCATCTCCCTAATCTTGTCTTGCGCTTCGTCAAGTTTCAAAATTAAGTCGGTGTATCTATCTAAATCAACATCTACCTTATTAGTTCCTGTGTCAATCGTTTCCTTTGCCATTTGATTCTTCTCCTAATGGTTCTTCATCATCTGACATAACAGTTCTGTAATACACAATCACTTCTTTAGTTTCTTTCACGAATCGTTTAATCTCTTGCAGATTATACGCCATGAGCTCATAGTCTGGAACAGACATGGCCACAAAGACCATCTTTCCAGATTCCTTTTCTATCTTAGTAAGAAATTCGTCTAAATTTTTATCGGATACGACATACCACTTAGGTTCTTTCATATCGATGGGTCTAGGATACACAGGATGCTGTATAGGTATACGCACCTCTACGGTTTTGATTTCTACCTCACGCGGTTGTTTTGGTATTAAAGAACAACCACTAATTATCAGCATCAAACTCAAAACTGGAATCAGTTTCGAGGCTGTCAAATACTTCTTTTGTTGCATTATTCACCCTTGGTTCAATTAGGCCTGGTTTAGCAGCTGCAAGTTTACTAAGGTCATGTCTACGAAAAATATCAAGGTATCTTGTCATTTCCGCTTCAATCTCAGCATTCTTAGAAGTCAACTCACCAAGCGCTTTTGCTTGTGTTTCGTATTGTTTAGACATCTTATCAATGGTTTCATTTTGTGTAGCGACTTGCAATTCCATCGCCATATTATATTCACGAAGCTCAATGAGTTCTGCCTGAGTGTTTGTATAGTACAAATACCCGACAATCCCACCAGCTAAAATGACACCAAATAATACTTTACTAATCATATTACTATTTATACTTTTATATCCGACAAGTTCATACGAGTGCCGAAACTTCCTTTATCAAATACTGGTTGGTCATCTTCCTGTCCAGAGTCTACCAGATTTTGTTGAGCATCATCCAAATCAAACAATCTCATCTTCGCCCTGTCAACACCAATCATAAATCGTTTGTTTCTTGTAGGGTCACTGTATCTATTCTTCAACTGTTTGACCATCATATGACCTTGTTGTTCTAACTCTTCTGTACTTATAAGAGCAAACATCAAGTCTGCGGTTGCAGGCAGTCCAAAACTTTCTGAAGTATCCGTCAAATCAACATCACTGTTGTTAAACCCACCTCGCGTGGTCTGGGTTGCGGATACTATTGGTAAATCATACTCTACTGCCAGTCCCCTTAGTTCCTCAGCGATTGCCTTGACTATGGTATATGAGTTTGCACCAGCATTATTTCTGAGTCTTTGACTTACACAAATGTTTAGATAGTCGATAAAGATTATGTCTGGATAGAAATTTTGTTTGAGTTTCAACTCTTCAAGAAGTGCTCTGAAATGACCAGCATGAGCAGTAGCAGTTGGATATTCTTTGACAATCAATCTACCGTCAACTTTGTTTTTGATTTTCTGAATACGGTCTGTGTACATGGACTTGGATAAGTCTCTCAAATCTTGCATGGAAACATCCATCATGTTCGCATCAATTCTTTCAGCAATTCTTTCCTCTGCCATTTCCAATGTGATATACAAAACATTCTTACCTTGAGCAATCATGGATGCACCCACATGACACATGAAAAGAGATTTACCAACACCTGTACCAGCAAGAGCGATATTAAGTGTCTTGTTTATCAATCCACCTTCAGTAATCTTGTTGAAATACTCTAGGTCAAATGGCAACTTCTCTTCGTGTCTATGATAGAAATCAAATCGTTGTTCAGCATCACCCACATAATCGTGACCAATGTTATTATCAAACCCAACACTAAGAGCATCGGACAATATAGAAGGCAGAGCATCTACTGAATGTGTTTTATCCTGTCCATCGATAATCTGAATAGATTGCATGATAGCATTGTAAACTGCCTTGTCTTTACAGAACTTTTCTGTCTGGTCAATCAACCATCTGTTATCAACATCCGATTCACCAAGACTATTGATAAGTCCCTCACATTTTTCATAGAGGTCTTCAGTAATCTTTCTGTTATCTTGTAAGGCAATTTTAATTGCACTGACTTGTGGTGGTGAATTATATGCAGTAACATAATCACGAACACATTTGAATACTTCACGGTATTCAGCATCTAAGAAATAAGATGCCTTTAAATGTGCAATTGATTGTCTGACATACTCTTCGTTATGTATCAGATTCGATAGTATTGTTTGTTCTAATCTCATTATAAAAATCTTCCTTCACTTCTTCAACACACTTCTCACAGAGATATGCTTCTCCATCCGCGTGTCGAAAACATATTCCAGCATCGTTTTCTAAATCAATGCCAGTCCCACACCTATCACACTTCGGAGTAGGCATCCTGTATGTCCTCTTCACTCACCTCTGACTGCATAATAGAGTCAGCAGACATCAAGTATCTGTCCTCAATCCACTGGATGAAAGTTTTGTCACTAAGGATTGGAATCCAGAAATCCTTGTTGTATGTATCTTTAAGTCTGAATTTCGGCGCATCATCGTCACCAGATTTCGCATACCATCCGTTTGATGGTTTGACAACATGACCAGACTCAAGAGCCATATCAAGGAGACCAGACCACTTGCTAATGCCACCTTCCCAAGTAACCTCGATGGGTATACGCGACTTCTCCCGAACAAATCTTGACTTCTCGACATTAATAATAAAGTTGTATCCTACAACATCCTTCCCTTGTTTCTCTTGTTGTCTTCCAATGATAAAGATATTGTCAGCACTATAATATACACCAGTTCCCCCAGACACTACATCTTTGGGGAACAAGCCAATTTCTTTATATGTGTGGTTTACAACCACCGCTGGAATATCTTTGATTGTTAGGTGAGGAGTCACCATACGAAACAGGGATTTCATTTGTTTTGCACGAGTCATATCGGCAACCGATTTGCCATCAATCGCATCTTCAACTTCTTTACGCGAGGCAAGGTTACCTACTGAGTCCACAATAATAATTACTCGGTCACCTCTTTCGATACCTT